CCTCTAAAGCGAAGGATGCTATTTGCTGCCCGCTGAATGCCAAGCCTAAAAATCCAGCAGCTTTTGAGATGCTGGAAGTGAAGTTATTAAGGCTTTTTTGCGTGGAGGCCAATGTCCGGTTAAACTCTGCAGAGTTTGCAGAGATAATAACCGCCATTCTTGCAAGCACACTATTTGTTGCCATCCCTTCTTATCTTAGATCCGAACAATGCTTTCGCCTCCTTAAATGTCATTGGCCTTTCTTCCACTATTACTCTTCCGGTGTCGTATGAGAGCTGGAAGAAATCATATCGTTCAAATGGTTCCGGTTTCTTCTTTTCATCCCGGTGACAATTGGCGACAAGCGCCATGAATCGACCGGTTAATTCCATGGAAAACTCCCTCTCTTCAATTTTGCGTTTATTGTCACGCAGAAGTTTCCACACGTACATTCCCCACTCATACCATGTAAGGCTCCAAAACTTTTTAGGAGAAAGCCCTATTTCCGTGACCGCCAGGTAAAGGCAATCCTCTATGCTGTAACTGTCTCCCCCTTCTCCGCGAGGGATGTCGAGTTTTTTGGTGAATACTGGTTAAGGCCCTCCTGCAGGTATCCGTTCACTTTTTCAAGGCCCAGCTCATCAAGCCAGTCCGAAACCTCATCCGGCGTAAAGTCAACGCCCTGTTTTTTGTGTTTGGCGTAATGGACGGCGGCACCATAAAACACATTCAGCAGCGACATAATGTTTACAGGATCAGCGCGTTTTTCACCGTCAACCTCATACGGTACGCCTATCTTTTTCAATAGATCGCTCAGTACACTTTTATCCTGATCGCATGCCACCGCGAAGGCATAGGTGCCAAACTTGAAACCTCTTTTCTTTCCTTCAATTTCAAACTCAAATATTCCCTTCATAAAAATTTGATTAAGTATGAGTACCGTATGTCCAAACGCCACGGATGTTGAACACTCCGCTGAACACAGTTGCCGCGTTGAGCGGGCCGGACCAGTTCAGCGTATTCAGCGCTGCCCTTTCTGCCTGGATGTAAAGCCCACCAGATCCAGCGACGCCCATCCGGATAGCAACCTCTGTTTTGTTCTTGTGGATACCCAGAAGTTGCTGTAGTCCATAAGTTGAGGTTGTCTCGAATGTTCCATCGAAGTTTATCACGGCGGTATTCCCACCCGTTAGGGAGTCATACGCCCCGTCGTTGTCTTTGCAGGTTGCCGGAATATCTTCATTCGTGGAATTGAAATCGTTGTTATTCAAGCAGCCTATTGCTACGTCGTTCACGTAAACGAGTAGACTATTCCCTTTAACCCTTCCCATTTCTTTCTATATTTTTTGGTTTAAAAAAATCCGTTTTCACTTTCTTTTTCGGTGGGTATTCACCGTCATATTTTTCTGCACGCTGGTTGTAAATCAGCTCTTTCGCAGTTGGATCAAACACTTCGAGTACCGTACACATTGGGAAGTCTCTCCACCGTTTAAGTAGCCTGATCCTCATTTACCATCGCTTCAAATGAACTTACCTTCACATGCAATTGATAGTTTTCTGCGTACTGATCAACAGTATTCACGTGCCGGATATCCTGGAATATCACAGTGTTAAAAGTGCCACCTTCCAGTTTTATCAAAGCCTCCACTACTGCGTCGTCAAGCTGTTCACAGTCGTCATAACTCTTATGGAAAGACAACACATCGTACCGGTACTCGTAAGTAGTCGGCACTGATCCTTTACAATCAATTGGCACCTTTCCAGATTGCCTAACCACGACATAAGGGAATTTTTCAGGCTGCGCACAAATATTCGGGTACACCTTATACTTTGTGTCACCTTGATTTCTCCCCACCAACGCCTGCACATTGCTGTCATTTGCCAATATGTATGTGATCCCCTTAACCATTTTTTATTGTTCGTCTCATGAATCTTAAAAGCGCCTGTGCCAAAAAAACATTTATAGAACTCAGTATTCTATACTTCGTTTTTACCCAGGCCGGAAGCATGAAGGGACGCGCGGGCATTACACCCCTGTTTGCTCCGTTCTTCAGGCTCCGTGACCGGGTGCCATATTCAATCAAGTGGGCATAATGCCCCTTATATCTTCCCCCGCGTCGTGGCCCTGACTGCGTGAGTCCCAGTTCCGACGACCGCGCGAAGCTCTGCCGAATCGTGCCGATAGAATCCACAGTATTACCTGTTGGGCCTTCCGGGGCCGTGTTCTTCGCCTCTTCAACCAAATACTTCGATGCCTGAAAATTTGCCTGCTGCACGAGCTTATGATTGATCTGTGTCGGTAGTCCTTTCAACACCTGATCAATCTCCTTCACGCCCACAAGCCGTATTTTCAACTCCATGTTTCAGTATCCAGTAGGTTACAAACCACATCTATGTAAAAATCACGTGAACTGTTGTTGTCCAGTATCGCGATGATCTCGTAAACCTTCCCGCTACACACAGCCCGGTTTTCCGTTGTCAAGTCTGTCCGGTGATCGACAATAAACTTCGTGTTCTGCACGTATGTTGGCCGGTCAGCAATAATTGTCGTGTCTCCTTTCAAGTCTACTTTCTTCGCCGAAACAGTCGGATCTGTGTCAACTGCAATCCATGAGGTTATTTCGTCTTCATTGGTGGCGTTGCTGCCGATCACCTTTTTTATAAAGGTCACTTCTCTATCCAGTTCCCCGCGCCTGATACTACTCTGCAGCATATTCGACCACTTTTCCCCGATCCTTAAATTTTTCCCACGGCCAGATGTTCACTTCGCTTTTGAAATCCATTGCCAGCATTCCGGTATACCTCACTATTTTCGGAAAGACTTTCACCTTCATGAGATTGTCAATCATTGTGTCGTCAAGGCACTTGTTAAGTTCTGACCTATACAAGCTCCCGTTCAACAACTCCACAACATCACGCCGGATGCACTTTCCTACACCGAGAACCGAATACTCGTATTCAAATAACCGCGCTTCTTTTGTGTGGAAATTCACATACGTGACGCTGCTCACTCCGAAGAAACTATCCTTGTTTTCAAAGAACGACTGATAAACTTCATCTATCAGTTTTGTTTTTATCACGCTGTCGCTGTTCATCATCATGAGGTAATCCCACTTTGACTTTAGCGCGTGACGGATTCCCTTGTTGATCTTTTCTCCTAGTGGGTTGTTATCCGCGTAAATCCAGTTAAAACCGTAATCCTCGCAAACTTTGATGTAATCGTCCTCACTGATCACGCACAAGACTTTCAGTTCGTGTTTCGATTCTGCTATGAGTTTTTTAAGCTCATCAAAACAGAACTTTGTTACCTCCGGCCTTTTCCACAACGGTATGACTATCTGAATGGTCAAAAGTCGTACAGTTTATAGCTGTGGATCAAGTCCGTGATATACGATGGTATCTTTCCAACTGTAGTGGCGATCACCACGTCTGAACGATTCTCATAATACCTTGCGATCAGTAACTTCACTGCGTGCTTTATATCATCGGGAATTGCAGACGCAGCCGCACCGTAACCAGCCGTAAAGGCTATCTCTATCGAGTCCGGTCGCCCGTACTGCAATTCCGGATAATTAGCATCGTACTTTCGAACTATTCGTGCTGGATCTGTCGTATTGACGACCCAATAAAAGTCACTTTCTGCAAGCGTTGTGAGTGTGCCATCTGTGTTGTAGTACTTCACCACCGGGCTGGCTGGCCCTGGCGAAGCCCCTGCGATCTGCAGCCGTCCAAAAGGAATTAACAGCTCTTGTTTCCAGCATCCGTAGTACACCTTCCAGCTTTGAGTGATCAGCGCACGGTTCAGATATCTCTCGATATTAACCCGCGCGGTAGTAACCAAACCGGATATATAGTTGTCTTTCGAAGTTCCGGACACGTTTAAATGTGACTTCGCTTCTGCTGGTGTTATCGGCTCAACCGTAGGGCCACTTACAAGTACTGTTCTATGCACGGATATACACCTTTCGTTGCTTTGGTTTAGAAGTAGCAGCCCGGTCTTTCACAGGCTGCTCTTCCCTCACTACGCCTATCATACAAACCACTAAGAATTAAGTAGCGGATACCCTCATATACTTCACTGGATGCGTCCCGGCATCGAGCAGGTCGCTATCTATCCGCCAGAAGGCACACAACGCGATCTCGTCGGTATCACCGAAGCGTTCAACAAGCCTCACCAGGCGCATACGGTTCACGTACCGGATGATGAACTTTTTGAAGTTGCCGAACAGCGCGATTTTCAAATTGTCGTTTGCTGTTCCGGCTCCAGGGGTGAATGCCGCCATATCGTCGTTGATCACGTATGGGTAGTTCAGAATCGTGGAGGGTGCGCCGTCCCGGAAAGAAGGAACCCACAAAGGGAATCCAACAGTCGCCGCCAGGGACACACGCTTGATTTCTTTCAGAACCGAGTCATGGAACATCCAGTTTGCACCGCGCCTGTAGGCAGAGCCCACTTCATGTTCCAGGTTCAAAAAGTCATTTACCGCCAACACCGTATCGTTTTCGGTATTGTTG